GGCTGACAACCCAACCTTGTCAAAAGAAGCGATCAATAAATTCCTAGACATGCTGCCGGAAGAAGAGCGGATCATCCGTAGCAAGGGTCAGTATGTTCATCTTGGCGGTGCCGTATTTCCTGACTTTAATCCAGCTACTCACTGCATACCTAAAGGTCAGTTTGTTCCTGCCCCGGAGCATAGGATCATCAGAACGATGGACTCTGGTTACACGAACCCTACAGTCTGGCTATGGATGGCGGTAGATGAGCATAACAACGTCACTGTTTTCAGGGAGCACTACCAGTCCAAACTTAACGTGGCAGAGCATTCCGTCATAGTAAACAGAATTACAAAAGAAGTAGAGAAGCAGGCTGGTAGTAAGGTCTGGCTAACCACTGGTGATCCAGCTATTAAGCAAACTAAAGAGCACACAGGAACGTCGATCCAGCAGGAGTACCAGAAGCACGGTATTTTCATAGCCGTAGACATGATTCCTACGGATCGCCGCATCGGGCTTGAGCGCATTCGGCAGTACCTAAAGCCAAACAAAAAGAGCAAGCGCCCCTATCTCATGATTACTGATGATTGCCCTAATCTAATTGCCGAGTTGCCTAAGCTTAAATGGAAGAAATGGGCTAGTGTTAAGGTAGCAGAGCAAAATAACAAGCTGGAAGATATCCGAGATAAGGATAATCACTGCTATGATGCTCTTAAGTATGCAATGACGTTTATGGCGGACTTAGCCCCGGATAACACAGAATTACCTACGGACAGAACACAATTTCACAATGCTTTTTCTGATGCATTTGGACCGGTTGTGCCACTGGGAGACGTTGATGACAGCGACGACTGGGGTTCCAGCTGGAAAGGTGCGTCAGATGTCAGATCACTGGAAGGACAATAATGAACGTATTTAATAAAAGCTACCGCTTCTATCAGGCAGGTGCACCATACCCTGGAGTTTGCTTGGCTTGCTCTAATGTAAACAACCTATGGGACCTAGGTATGATCAGCGGAACAACCCGCGGAGCGTATCTTTGCGATACCTGCTTGCAGGACCTAGCTTTGTATGCTGGCTTTGTATTAAAAGCTGTACACGAAAAAGAAACTACCGAATTAACCACTAAGATTAAAACTCTAAACAGCCAAGTTGAGGCTGCACCAAAGCTAATAAAGGAGCTAACAAATGACATCAACTCTATACTCGGTGACTTTATCACTAGCCTTGCTAGCGTCACTAGCACTAGTAAGCCTGTTCAACCTGAAAGTGTTGAAGCCAACATTGGAGACGCTAAAGGAGTCGCTGGAGCTACAAAGAAAAGCAGCGAAGGATCAGCAAAAACTTCTAAGCCAAGCACTAAATCTGCTGAGTAGTAAAGATCCAATTGCCTACCAAATGGTATCGGCAGTAACACCAGAACCTATGGATACTTCGGTGTATAATGGACCGTATATGACTGGTGAAGAATACCAGGAATTATTGAACGCTGAGGCCCGTATGGACGAACTTTGGAAAATACGGCAAGAAGACATAGAGGACTAAAGTGGCAAAAAACCCACTAGACGAGATTGCTGAAGCAGGGCCAGACCTTGCTCTAGTAGAAAAAACTCCTACCGCGACTGACACTGATCTTGTCGAAGACAGCGTTCTTAACAAGTTTAAGAAGAGGGAAGAGGCAAAGAAGCTTGTAGCTTGGATGAAGGCCGAGTACGACAAGGTTAGACTTAACCGCCGTACAGAAGAAAACGACTGGTACCTTCAGCTTGCTTTTTACAATGGACAGCAGTACCACTCTTGGGCAACCATCAACGGACGCCAAGGCCTATCTGAAGAGCCAAACCCATCTGGTCTTCCACGTATCACTGTTAACCGCATTGAGCCAATCATCCGTACCGAGGTTGCTAAAACTACTTCAGGTCAGCCATCAGCTTCAGTAGTTCCAGCTTCTAACGATGACGATGATCTACTAGCCGCTACAGCAGCCGAGCAAGTCTGGCAGTCTGTGTACGACAAGAACAACTTCCAAACCCAGATTTTACAGAAGGCAGAATTCTGGAGAGCGATCACTGGTAATGGTTTTATCAAGACCATCTGGGATTCCTCAGTTGAAATTAAAACTCCTCGCACAGAAGCTGATCAGCTAAGTGGAGAAAAGCGTGTCATTCAGGAAGTCACCGGCAGAGGCGATGTGAAGTTTGAGGCCGTATCACCATTCCATGTTTTTGTTCCGGATCTAGCTCAAGAAGACATTGAAGAACAGCCATACATTTTTAACGTATACACAAAGTCAGAGCAGTGGGTTAAGTCAACTTTCAAGAACGTATTGCCAGAAGACTTTACTCCTACAAAAGTTAGCGCCACTGACATTCAAGAAGCAGCTCTAATGGATCTTCGTGGAGTAGACAGCGCTCGCCCGGACATGGTTCTAGTTATTGAAATGTGGGCTAAGCCAAACGGTTGCCCATGGCTGCCAAAGGGTGGTTTAGTTACCATCGTAGACAATGAGATCGTACAGTACTCAGAGGAAGGCATTCCTTACGCTCACGGTCAGTACCCAATTGCTCATCTTCAGGGAATTCAGAACGGTAAGTTCTACCGTAGATCTGTAATCAAGAACTTGATTCCACTTCAGCGTGAATACAACAGGACTCGTTCTCAGATTATCCACGCCAAAAACCTTATGTCTAAGCCTCAGATGATGTACGCAGAGGGCTCAGTAGATCCTAAGCGTATTACAGCAAAGGCTGGTCTATGGGTTCCTGTTCGTCCAGGATTCCAGTTCCCTGCACCAATTCCTATTCAGCCAATTCCGAGCTACGTAATTCAAGAAATCCAACAGCTTCAGTCTGACTTTGAAGACATATCCGGTCAACACCAGATTAGCCGTGGGGACTCGGCTCCTGGTGTTACCGCTGCTACTGCTATTGCGTACTTGGGTGAGCGCGACGACGCTTACCTAACTACGATCTTTAATAGCATTGAAGCTGCACTAGAGAAACTAGCAAGGCAGGCCCTTAGCCTCTTTGTCCAGTACGTACAGAGTGATCGCTTGATCAAGACTGTTGGTACAGATGGATCATTTGACGCGCTAATGTTGTCTGGTGCGGACATCGCATCTGGTACGGATATTAGAATTGAATCCGGATCAGCACTTCCAACATCCAAGTCTGCACGCCAGGCCCTTATCACCGAATGGATGAAGATGGGCTTTATCTCTCCACAAGATGGTCTACGTGTACTAGAGATGGGTATGCTAAAGCAGTACTACAACCTAATCAAGATCGACGAAAACCAAGCTCAGCGCGAAAACTTGATGATGAAGAAGCTAAGCCCAGAACAGATCGAACAGCACTACTCCGAGTGGGAAGCTGGCGTTCTACGTGGCGACGAGGACAAGTTTATCCCAGGATCAGAAGCAGAGACTGGTACAGCTATACCTCTCAACCCACCAACTCTTGTTGCGGCTCACGATTACGACAACCACGCCGTACACATCGAGGTTCACAACAGGTTCCGCAAGAGCCAGTCCTTCGACTTGCTTGCGCCTGAAGTTAAGGCAGAATTCCAGAAGCACATTCAAGCTCACGAGGTTGCATTAATGCAACGTCAGATGCAAGCAGCGCAGATGGGAATGACGGGCCCAGCAATAGAAGAAGGAGCCCCGGCAGAAGAGCCAGCATCAGCTGGTGAAGCGCCAGAGCAGTCAGGGATGACTGAAGAACAACTAGGATAGGAGACGTATGTCAAACGAGGAAACAAACCTAGACGATCTAAGTCTAGAAACACCTGATCTGGAAACTCCCGATCTTGAAACACCTGAAACACCAGAGCCAGTAAAAGCTCATCCAGCTCACGAAAAGCTTTTGGCTGAATTGCCTGAAGCTTGGCACCAAAAAGTGCTTCCGCATCTACAAGAGCAGGACAAGTACTACCAGCAGCAAATAGAGAAGTTTTCACCGTACAAGGATCTCATTGACAACAATGTTGACGCCGAGTACATCTCTCAAAGTATTCAGCTAGCTAAGGCTATTGCCGAAGATCCAATTACAATTCACGAGAACCTAACTCGCGCTTTGCAAGCTCAAGGCTTACTAGAGAAAGAAGCTAAAGAAGCTGCTTCTGAGATCCTAGAAGAAGAGGGCTTATTTGAAGAATCAGAGCTATCTCCTAAGCTACAGAAAGAGCTTGCAGCTCGCGATCAGAAGCTAGAAGAAATTCAGAACCAGCTTCGCGAACGTGAACTTGAGCGTCAGACTGCACAGGAATACGAGATTATTGAGGCTGAGCTAAAGGGTCTTAAGGACGTATACGAGATAAGCGCCCAGCAAGAGAAGGCAATTGTCGAACTCATGGAGGCTTCGCTCGAAAGAGGCCAGGACATTACGGTTATTGATGCAGCTAAGAAGCTAGTTGGTATTACCGGTGTTGGCTTTAAGAAGATCGGCAGTGCAGCTTCAGCTGGAAAAGATGCACCTATTGTTGTAGGTTCTACCGGCGGAGTACCTTTTGAGGCCGTGTCTGTACCTAAGGACTTTAAGGACAAAAAGGCTATGCTAGCTCAGATGTTTGAGCAGCAGCTTAAGGCCGGACCAAACAGTCTATAAATAAAAAAGAATCCTCACTCCCCACCACTGGTGGGGATTCTTTTTTGCCTGTGTTACAATAAAGGTGTCTGTAAGTACAGCCCCTAAGGGGTCAGGGCAAAAGACTTGAGCGTATATCGCATTTCATTTATTCATACAAACAATCTAGGAGTCATTCACATGGCAGGACAATCCATTCTGACCTTTGCGTCAGAAGCAATCAAACTAGTGTATGGAGACCTTCACGAGCAGCTGCGCGACAAGAACCCTGCACTGCAGCTCATCGAGGCTTCATCCGCTAACATCACCAAGAACGGTAAAGAAGTTATCTTCGACACCCACATTGGACGTAACCAGGGAATCGGTGCACGTGGCGTTCGCGAGAAGCTACCTCTAGCCGGAGCTCAGAAGTACAAGCAGGCTCACCTGTACCTAACCAACCTATACGGATCCATCGAGGTTGACGGTCAGCTATTCGAGCAGGCTTCAGAGGACTACCAGTCCTTCATCAACGTTGTTGACAACGAAATCCGCGGTCTAAAGAAAGACCTAGCTAACGACCTAAACCGTCAGGTTTACGGCGATGGCTCAGGTAAGTTGGCAGTAGTAACTGGCCAGGACACCGGAGTTCTAGGAGTCGACTCAACTCACTTCCTAGAAGTAGGAATGGTGTTCGACGTTGTTGACCCAGCAACTGGTGTAAAGCAGCAGTCAGGCGCAGCAAGCTCTCTTGAGATCGTTGCAATCGACGAAGAAGAAAGCCAGATCACCGTTACCGGTACCCTAGGTACTTTCGGAACCAACATTAACGCAGGCGACATTCTAGTTCGTTCTTCCAACGGAGTAAACTCCTTCGGTAAGGAATGGACTGGTCTTGCAGCTATCGTTAACGACAGCACCGAGCTACACGAGATTGACCCAGAAGAGTACCCAGTCTGGAAGTCAACCGTTAAGACTCTAGGAACACCTGGAACATCCACCGGAACTCTAACCGAGCTCGCTCTTATCAACCTCGTTCAGAGCGTTGACAAGAAGGGTGGAGACGTAGACGTAATGCTAGCTAGCCCAGGCGTATTCAACGCTTACTGGGACTTGCTACAGGGTCTACGCCAATTCACCAACGGTGCAACCCTTGAGGGTGGACAGCGTGCATTCACATTCGATGCAGTTGGCAAGCCAATCAAGTTCGTATCCGACTACGCAGCTCCAGCAGGAACCGTCTACGCTCTATCGAGCAAGGAAATTGTTGTGAACCGCAAGAAGGACTGGGCATGGATGGACCGCGACGGATCAATGTGGTCCCGTGTCGCCGACACCGACGCCTACGAAGCTCGCATCTACCAGTACTCACAGCTTGGTACCTACCGCAGAAACGCACACGCGGTACTATCAAACATCACTGAGAAGTAAGAAGCGAATAATCGCCCGTAGGGATCAGGCCCCCGTCTCACCTGATCCCTACGGGTTTCAACTTAGGAGACAAAATGTCATATATAGAATTCGATAAAATCGATGGACTCTATTCAACCGATCACCGCAGAGTTGCGGAAGTAATCAGAGACCTATTTCCAACCGTAAGACTTATAAAGGTTGACTCCCTTCACCCAACCTACAACCCAGAAATGCCATTTGCGCTTGTTGACGAGCCACACATGCTACCCCCTTACGTAATTAGATACATGAAGCCATCTGAGGTTGATCAAAGACTTGTTGCGTGGCTAGTTGAAAATAACATGCATGATGCAAACTCAAAAGTTAATAGATTAAAGATTTTAGAAATGGCCGAAGCTGCCATGAAGGCCAAGCGTGAGTTAGAATGGATGGGGGAAAAGAAAGACATGATGAAGTCAATTATGAAGTCCAAGAAGCACGAGTACCGCCACGGCGGAAAGGTTATTAACAAATAATGCCAGCAGAAACTTTTACTAGAACCACACTAGACGTAGCAGATAGAGTCAAGGTCTCTTTTGGAGATACCTCAGGCTCGCAGATCACTGATGCCATGATCGTCAGATGGATCAACGACGGTCAGCAAGAAATAGTAAATAATAACGCAATCCTTAAGGACACCAAGTATTCTGACGTTGTGGCTGGTCAAGCAGACTACAGCTTCC